GCGCCTTTCGGCGTGCGACCGGCCCGACGTGGCCGGCCTGGTGTCCTGTGTCGGCCACGCCGACACAGCGGCCGTCCTGGGCGTGCCGATGGCACGCATCAGCGTGACCTTGCAGGCCGGTGACGTCCTGTACGTGGCGCAGCTTCGCGGTGGGCGCCTGCCTGAGGGCGCCACCACCCTGCCCGAGGGTTTCGGGTTCGATTGGATCCGCGTGGAGATTGAACCTGGCGTCAGGTAACGCGCCGACACTGACCGCGCCGGCCGATGCCGGCTCACCTGGAGCAACGAAGATGCACGATATTCCCCTGACTCTGACCGATGCGCTGTTCGCCGTCGCGTTTGGCCTTGCCCTGGGCGCCTTGGTGGCGCTTGGCCTATGACCCACGCCCCCGACACCCCCGCCGAGCCCCTACGCGGGCCTGCGTGGCCCTTTCCGCCCGCACTGCTGGACTACCCCAGCATGCCCCCCTGCGCGCGCCCTGTGGGCCGCGTAATCCCGCCGGCCGATGCCGAGCCGGCTCTGTTTTGAAGGAGCAACGAAGATGCACACACCTGGACCGTGGACGCTGCGCGCCTGCGCGGTGAATCACCAGCAACTGACCGGCAACGGCCCCGGCCTGATTGCCGACATACATAACGACAACGACGCCGCCCTGATCGCTGCCGCCCCCCAGATGCTCCGCGCCCTGCAGCGCCTGACGCATCCCGCCGCCGATGACGAAGACCTGGCCTACGCGCTGGATGTCATCCGGGTCGCCACGGGTGCGCCGTGATTTTGGCGCTCCTCGCCATCCTGCTGGCCCTGCTGCTGGCAGTCCTACTGGACCTATAATCGCGCGGTCCCTCTCGGGACCTTTGTCTCCTCCTCTGGCCGTGCCGCCAGTTCGCCCCGGGCGTCGAGCCCATCTCCGCCCGGGGCGTCTTTTTCGGAGCATCGAGAATGCTGATCATCACCCACTGCGACGCGCCGCCCAATCTCCGCGCTGCCGGCATTGCTGCCGCTGAACGGTTTTTCGCAGAATCCGGCGTCGACCCAATCGCGGCCTGGCGCGCCGCCGAGGCGTGCAGCTTCGGCGCCCTGTTCGACCGCGACGCCCTGCGCGCGTGGTATCTGGCCGAGGACGCCGCCGTTTTGGCCATGTACGGGCGCTGGCGGCATGCGCCTGCTGCCGTCGCGCTGGAGTGGCGCGCGGAGCCGGCAGGGGCGATCAGACCACCCGCCGCATTGGGGTCGGCATAGACCCGAGGTGCGTCTCGGTCGCGTCGCGCGCGTCCGATTTCGTCCCGCGCCAGTCCGGCGAGGCCCAGCAGTGTCGCGCGGTCTGGTTGTTCCTAGACTTGCACAGGCCGAGATCCTGCCACCCGGCTTCGGCTAGCGCATGTTGCAGAGCCTGCAGGTTCAGCCTGATATGCGGGGGCGCCTGATTCTGCAGGCGGTCCACCAGTGGCTGCCACGGGCCGCTGATGACGCCGAGGCGGAATTCCTCGATGCGCTTCTCGATGCGGTCCACCAGCCACGATTCCGCTCCGCTGCGGCTGGTGGCAACCATAATCTGTTTCGCTTCGGTCCACGGCGGCGTGGCCCCGGGCGCGAAACGCGACACATCCCGCTGCCGCAGATACAGCGCCCCGGCCTGCAGGCCGCCGCGGGCGAACCAGCCCCACAGGCGCGTCGATTCTTCCTCGGTCATTCTGGGCGCATCTGTCCACAAAACGTACCATCGTCGGTCATCTGACGGTATCGCTATCGCGTCGCGATAGTTGCTGAACGCCAGCACCAGCGCCTGATTTCGCACCTGTATCGGGTGGGCGAATTTCCGTTGCACCGAGAGTAGCTCTGGCGGCGCCGCGAGAATCGGTTTTAGTCGGTTTTCCAGCGCCCTGCGGTCCACGGCTTCGGACTGCCGCAGTTCGTTGAAAATGATCACCTCGTTCTCGAGATAGTATCCCCATTGATCCTGTAATTCTGCGGTTTCGACTGATGCGCAATTGGTTTTGTTTTCGCCGCCGATGGCGTAAAGCAGGGGCGCGATCATTGAGTCTTTGCCCGCGCCAGGTACGCCGCCGATCAGAATGGCGTGGTTGATTTTGATCCCGGGCCGCTGCACTTTGAACGCAAACGCATCCAGCATGTGGTTTCGCTCGGCCTCGTCGGGGATTAGTCGGGTTACGTGGTCAAGCCACGGTTGCGGGTCTATGCTGCTGGTGATCTGCGGCCGGCCGTCACGCCACTTGTTGCCGAACGCTTGCCCCTGATGCTCGCACAGCGTTGACGCCCCAGGCGCGTAGGTCGCGCCGGCCAAAACGCGGGCGCCCATTGCAGCGCGATTTTCGTCGAAGCTGACGCTGGCTTCGATCTTGCGCGCCGCGCCGCTGGTGTTGGTGTGTATCGAATGGCACCGGACCCGCCTGTACAGCGCATTGAACGCCGAGCGGCTTACCTCGGTGCGTTCCACCAGATCGAAAAATCCGTCGTCGGGGACCATATAAGCCCAGCGCGCATACCATTCTGCGGGCTCCAGTGTCGATACGTCCCGCGCTGCGACTGCCTGCTCTGCCGGCGTTTCCGGTGTTGGCTCGGGTGCCGGTGGCTTCCAGAGCGCAGCGCGCGGCGCAATCCACGCCCGAGCGTCGGCCCACCGGGTCCACCCGCTGTCGGCGCAGTCCCATGCGTCAGGCTGGCCTGTGGGGTCGATGATCTTGACCTCGGCCGCGATCGGCTGCAGGATCGCCGCCAGGCGCTCCATAGCCTCAATGCCGGCAGTGTCAGCGTCAGGCCACAGCAGGATTTTCCGGTCCCGCAGGGTCTGCCAGTTCGCGCGGCCCAGCGCCTGCGCGCCACCGGGCCAAGTGCAGGAGACGTATGGGCTGCCGGTCAGTCCCGCCGCCGCGTCGGCGGCTTTCTCGCCCTCCACGACCAGCACAGGATCCTCGGGGCGGGCCTCGAGTTCCTGCAGGCGGTACAGCGGTCGCGGGACGGGCCACTGGCCCATGCCCCAGCCGTCACTGCTGAAAGTCCACGGCACGATCTGCTTGCGCTCCCCGGGCGGGTCGTAGCGGGCCACGTAGCCCAGCACGTCGCCGTTGCCGTCGTAGTACGTCCATATCTGCGACGGGTCGCCGTATATGGGATGCCTGCAGTCGTGATCTGCGGCTTCGCTGGGGACCGGCGTAATAACCTGCCGCTGCGGTTTCGGAGGCCGCGCCGGCCTCGCTGGCGCTGCTGGCGTGCCGTCCAGTTGGCGGTACGCCTCGCCCAGATCGATCTCATGGATGGCGGCGTACAGGTCGATGAGATCGCCGCCCTTGTCGCCCGTGGCGAAGTCGGCCCAGCGTCCGCTGAGCAGGTTGACGGAGCAGGAGTCACCCTCACCGCCGGCCAGGTCGCCGCAGACCCACTCGTGGCCCCGGCGTTTGCCGCCAGGAAGCCACTGGGGGACCAGCGTGTCGGCAGAGATGAGCAGGCGCTGCGCGAGCGCTGAGAAGTCGAGTTTATTCACGGTGTCCCTCATGCAAGCATCAGCGTCTGCTGCGCCGTGCGTTCGTGCTGCAGGCTCAGGTACTGCGGGTTCAGTTCGCACCCGATGTACTGCCTGCCGAGTTGTTGCGCTACCTGCGCCGTCGTTCCGCTGCCCATGAACGGGTCGAGCACAATGTCTGCGGGCCTGCTGCCAGCCAGGATGCAGGGCTCGACCAGTGCAGGCGGGAAAGTGGCGAAGTGTGCGCCGCTGTAGGGCTGCGTAGCCACGGTCCAGACGCTGCGGCGGTTGCGCCTACCATCCTCTACGCGCTCGGCGTCGCTACTGCGGCCCATCTGGTGCGTGGCGGTCTTTCCGGTGTTGAACAATGATCCAGCTGCGCCCTTCACAGCGTCTTCGCGCATCGCCTCGCCGTCGAAAAAGTACCGCTGCGACTTCGACAGCAAAAAAATATATTCATGCGCTTTAGTGCATCTGTCGCGCACGCTCTCAGGCATCGGGTTCGGCTTGTGCCAGATGATGTCCTGCCGCAAGTACCAGCCATCGGCGCGGAGGGCGAAGGCCAGCATCCAAGGGATGCCGATGAGGTCTTTTTCCTTCAGCCCAACAATACCGCGCGAACGAGAATCTGGAGCGGGCTTGCCGTTCAGCTTTTCCCTGCCGTGCACCGCTTGCCCCGGACCCATCGTGCTGCGGAAGTTGTTGTAGCTATCTCCGATGTTCAGCCATAGCGTCCCATCGTCGGCCAACACATCGCGCACGCATCGGAATACCTCCACCATCGCGGCGATGTATGCCTCTGGCGTCGGCTCAAGGCCAATCTGTCCAGGATGCCCGTAGTCCCGCAGGCCGAAGTATGGCGGCGATGTCACGCACATCTGCGCCTTCACGCCCTGCTGCGCCCAGCGCCGCATGGTGTCGCGGCAGTCGCCTATCTCGATGGAGTTCATGGCTTGATCGACAGAATTGCGTCGCCAGAAGTGACGCAACAAATCTCGATAGCCTCTTTTGCCTCTGCTTGCACAAGTTCTGCAAAGCGAGAGTGCTTTGGATCCGATGCAACAATTCGCCAAAGCACATCGAGAAGTCTCTTGTTCTCGGCGCGCAGCTTTGCCATATCTTCAATCATTGTTTCCCCTCCAAAACCGCCGGATCAATCACCTCGGCGCCCGGAATCCTGCCGGCCTGCGCCTCCCGCGTCCGAGCCCTGATCCGCACCTCGGCGCGGAACCGCTCCGCGTGCGTGACCGTGGCCAGGATGTCGATCATGGCGACTTCCAGACACCGCAGCGCCGCCAGCTCCCCGGCGCGCACCGCTCGCGTCCCTGTCGCCTGCTGCCGGCGGATGATCTCTGCGCAGGCTGCCTGTGCGTCTGCGATCACGCCGTCAGGGTCGGATGCCAGACCCATGCGCGTGAGTTCCTCCGCCAGGTTGACGGCATCGAAGATCGTGCCCCACTGCTGGCGCTGGGCCTTGCCCTTGGCCACTGCGTCGAGTGCGTCGTACATCTGGAGTGCCCAGACTGTGCGGTCGTCGCGGGTGAGCAGGGCTGCGCCTGTGATGGCGACGAGGTGGGCCGTGGGGTTGATGCCTCGGGGGCGGTAGGTGGAGCGCTTGCGGGTCATGCGTCACCCAGCAGCCGCTGCGCGTCCTCGACACTGCGGCAAACCCCCGCCACGCCCCCGGCCTGCCGGATCGTGGCGAGGAATTCCTCCTGCCCGGGCCGCATGCGCCCGGTGCGCGACTTGACCTCGATGGCAAGCGTGCGCCCGTCGCGCAGCACGCCCATGATGTCGCTCATGCCGCGCGCCGTGTTCGCGCGGATGTACCGCGTCGAGCCGTCCCGGTTGCGCTCTTGGAACGTCCCGCTGTTCTGCCGCCAGCACTGCGCCACGCAAGGGTGGCGCCTCAACAACTGCATGATCGCCCGCAGGATGTCGGCCTCGCTCGGTTCCGTGCTGGGTTTCGCTGCGGCGCGTTTCTTCGGCTCCGGCGGTATCGGCAGCTCCCGCGCCGGCTTGCCGCTGAGCGCGGCGTATAGCGCTTCTGTCTGCTGGTTGCGGAGCATCTGCTCGCGCAGGGTGCGGCGGCCTCTCATCGCTTCGCCCCTTGCGCGGCGCACCGCGCCGCATACGCCCAGACTGACGGCGCCTGCTCATACGCCTGCCGCGCGGTCGCGCCTACCTCCGCGTGGACCGTTACGCGGTACCACACGTTGTTTTTGTTGATCGCCTCCGCGACCACGAAACCGGCTTGCTTCAGATGCAGCAGGTATCTGTTGGCGGCGTTCTTCTGCACGCCCAAGTGGGCGGCCAGGGTTGCCGTCGTCACCGGCTGGTGGTTCATGACGATGTGTAGTGCGTCTCGTTGTCGGGGGGTCACTTTGTCCTCCTGTCGGGGCCGCAAGTGTCAGCCCGCCGACTGCCGGCAGTCAACCCGCGCAGAATGCCCCCGCAATTCTGTCAACAATAGGCGCAGAGCGGCACAAAGTGGCATGATGCGTCGGCGCCGATGCGAGCGCGACACAGGAGTTGACGAATGTACACGACAACCTACGGCCCGGGCGATGAAGCTACGTGGCCTACGTATCCTCCCGGGTATGCCGGCGATCACCCGAACGAAGCCGAGGCCCGCGACCATTTGCTGGCTTGCCCAGCAGATTGGCAACTGTGGCTCAGCGTCGTCAGCCAAGCCCGCGAGGGCGCGGCGTTTGACGTCGTGAACGTCCGCGAGGAGGACATGTCGGCGGCTCACGCAGACGTCCTGCTGGCGTGCCTTTTCGCCGGCACCCGTGCGCAGGCCGATGCGGCTCGTTTCGAGCTGCAATCGCGCTTCTTGGCGCACAACGAGCACCGCGTCCAGCAGATCGCGGACTCCATGTTCGCCTGCAGTGAACCCTCTGACCCGTATGAATGGGAGATTTGAGATGACCACCATCCACATCCACCAGATCGTCAGCGTGCGCGCCGACCGTCGCATCAGCGCTGAGGGCTATACCTGGCGTCACATCGTCCTGACGGACGCTGACGGCCGCGAGACGAAGATCGCGCTGTTTCCTGCCAGCGAGGGCAAGCCCGAACAGATCAGCATCATTGACGAGGAGCGGACGGAATGATCCTCGAAACCGCAGACCAGCGCACTGCCGACTGGTACGCCGCCCGCATCGGCAAAGCCACGGCGTCCCGGTTCAAAGACGCCATCGCCACCAAGAAGCAGACTGAAAAGCAGAAGAAGGACAACCTGCCCGGCGACCCCATGCAGGCGCAACTGGACTACCTAACGGAACTGGTCGTGGAGCGCCTGACGCAGCAGCCGATCCAGCGCTTCCAGAACGCCGCCATGACCTGGGGCACAGAGCAGGAGCCCGCAGCGCGTGCGGCCTACGAGCGCGCAACCGGCACCAGCGTCGAGGAAACCGGCTTCATCGCCCACGACACCCTGCTGGCAGGCTGCAGCCCGGATGGCTTGGTGGACTGGGACGGCCTGATCGAGATCAAGTGCCCTTACAAAAGCTCCGTTCACATTGAGACGCTGCTGCGTGGCATGCCCGACGAGCACCGCGCGCAGGTACAGGGCCAGATGTGGATCACTGGCCGCCAGTGGTGCGATTTCGTCTCCTTCGATCCCCTGATGCCTGAGCCGCTGCAACTGCACATTCAGCGGATCAACCGTGACCCTGGCTTCATCGCCGACCTGGAAGCCAAGGTTACGTCTTTCCTGCAGCAGGTCGGCACCCAAGTCGAGGCGCTGCGGCGTCTCGCGGAAAGCAAGAAATGATCACTGAGAAGCGCAAGTACACGCGCACCGTCAAGGTTTACGTCGTGAGCCACCCCGACCACATGGACCGCCTGATCCGCGCCATCAGCGCAGCCGAGGCGATCCGCTACGCATCGTCGGGCTACGAGGCCAAGCTCGCCACGCAGGACGACATCATTGCCCTGATGGGCGGCGGCACGCCCGTCGAGACGACTGTGGCGGCATCTAACGTCCCAGGCGTGGACGACGACGGCATGCCCGCCGGCCTGACTGACTGAACCCACGGGGCGGGAAACCGCCCCATTTCGGAGAACAACCGTGCCAAATACACACGAACCGACGTTCATGGCTGAAGCCTATGACTTGCTGGTCAAGAGCTTGAAAGACCAACTAAGAGAGGCATGGAAAAAAGTAGACGAAGAAGCCTACAAGCAGGTCACAACATGGGATGTAATTTTTCCTTTTGTTCTGGAGCACTGCGGGCGCGACAAGTTGCTTGAGCTTGGCAAGCTGATTGGTGAAGCGGTTGAAAAGGAGCACGGGGTCAACGAGGGCATTGAAGAAGTTGTCGCAGGCTACCAACTCACCCAACCACAGGAGTAATACCCATGACCGCACTCGTACCCGTCGACCAAATCGAACGCATGGCCGTCAGCGTGGCCCGCTCGGGCCTGTTTGGCGTCAAAACCTCAGACCAGGCAATGGCCTTGATGCTGATCGCCCAGGCCGAGGGTCTGCACCCGGCCATCGCCGCGCGTGACTATCATGTCATCAACGGCCGCCCCGCCCTGCGCGCCGACGCCATGCTGGCC